GCACCTGCCGGAATGGGTGCGCATACTGCTACGCCAACCGTTTCGGTTACGTAAGAGAAACGCCTGACGCGGACTGTGACCTGCTGGGGTCGCCGCTGACAGGCAATGAAAAAATAAAGCAAAGGAATTAAGGACAATGATTGAGAAAGTAAATCCTTCCCACCCCGATAAAATTGCAGACCGCATCGCCGGTGCTATTGTTGACTTGGCTTACCAAGTCCAGTCCGACCCAAAAATCGCGGTCGAAGTTCTCATCGGGCATGGCGTGTGCCACATCGTCGTTGAGACCTCTGCTCCGCTGCTCATGCCGGAGGCCCTCAGAGCCATCCACAACGCGGTGCGCCGCATTGCCGGCATGGTGCAGGTTGACCTCACCATTGTTCCGCAGGACACCCACCTCGCCGACAATCAAAGCGAGCAGGTGCGCTGCGGCGACAACGGTATCTTCAAGGGTATGCCGCTGACCGAGGAGCAGGAGAAGCTGTCCAAGGTGGCGCAGGACATCTACGCGCGCTATCCTACCGATGGTAAGTACATCCTGAACGGCGACCGCCTCATCATTTGCCAGAGCAACGCTGAGACCGAAAAGCTGCGCGAGCTTTACCCCAATGCGGAAATCAATCCCATCGGCGACTGGACGGGCGGCACGGACGTCGATACCGGCGCTACAAACCGCAAGCTCGGCTCCGATATGGCGGATTCCGTCACCGGAGGCGGGCTGCACGGCAAAGACCTGTCCAAAGCAGATGTGTCGGTCAACATTTATGCGTTCCAGAAGGCACAGATTCTCGGCAAGCCGGTCGAGCTGTGCTGCGCCATCGGCGATACTGTCATCGACGGCAGACCCTACGCCGAAATCGTAGAACTCGCTCGCCAGTACATCCAGCGCATTGGAGGCTTTGAGGCCTTCGCAGAGTGGGGCTTGTACTGAGGCTACAACGGACAATCAAATACTTGAGAGTGGGAGCTTCCGTTTAGGCGTGGAGGCTCCCATTTTTGTGTATATTGCAGAACACCAAATGAGGAGGACAAAGTATGGAAATTGTCAACAGGCGCGTTGACGAACTCGTCATGTACGAGAACAACGCCCGCAAGAATGATATGGCGGTGGGGGAAATCGCCGACAGGATTAGGCAGGTCGCCTTTTTGCAGCCGATTACGATTGACGCAAACAACGTCATCATCTCGGGTCACACTCGGCTGAAAGCCGCGATTCAGCTCGGGATGGATGAAGTTCCCTGCGTCGTCCAGAACCTTTCTGAAGAAGATGCGAAGCTGGCTCGTATCGTGGACAACAAGAGCCACGAGTACGCAACGTGGGATGTCGGCAAGCTCCACAAGGAGCTGGCGGGCATCGGGCTTGATTTCAAGACCACCTTCTTCACCCCCAGCCAAGACCGCAAGTTCTTTACAGACAATAAGTTCCTGTTCTTCGGCAACACGCAGATGCCGATTACGGAGGATGAGTTCAACCGGCTCAAAGCGGTCTACGATGAGTACATCAACCGGCACAAGACATACATCGGGTTCGTGATGTGGCTGACAGGAGGTGAGGTCGCGTGAACATCAGAGACATCGCAGTTTCCCGTTTGAAGGAATACGAAAACAACCCGCGCAACAACGACCTCGCCGTTGAGAAGGTCAAGTACAGTATTCAGCGATTTGGCTTCCTGTTCCCTGTCGTGGTGGACGTGAACTACGTCATCGTGGCAGGTCACACCCGTGTCCGCGCCTGCCGGGAACTCGGAATCACCTCCGTCCCCTGCATCATCGCAGATGAACTGACCGAGGAACAGGTAAATCTGTTCCGACTGGTGGACAACAAGACCAGCGAATACAGTGACTGGGACTTCGAGAAGCTGAAGAACGAGCTTTCCACGGTAGACCTCACGCTCGACAAGAACCAGTTGCTGCTGGAACGCTTCGAGCTGTCTGCTGAGGTATTCGACATCGAGCCGGAACAGGCTGAAATCAGGATTCCCACGTTCAATTTCATGGGCGAGGAGGAGAAAAAGCCCAAAGTCAGCACCATTCATCCGAAGCCGCCCGCTGAAAATCCGAGTGAGGACAGCGTCGTTGACGATGCAAACGCCGCAGACGATACACCCGCAGCGCCCCCTGCGCCCGCACAGAGCGCGCCGACAGGCACGGTAAGCACGGACACCACAGCCACTGCTCCGACGCCCCCTGCGCCCGCACAGAGCGCGGCAACGGGCAGCGTGGCTGCACCGGCAGCGGAAGCGCCCAAGACGTCAGGCAGAGCGCCCGCGCTTATTCAGTTCCGCTTCGGTGAAGTTCAGTTCTTTATCTCGCAAATCGAGCTGGACCGTCTGAACGAGAAGTACGCGGACTACTTCGACAGCGGAGCGTCCGCGAGCAAGAGCTTCGTCGCATACTTGCTGGAAGGAGTTGAGAACCATGATTGACTTCGTTGAGCAAGTACCGACTGCGGAAGTTACCGGCTCCACCTACAACCCGCGCGTCATTACGGACGGGGCGCTGGAAAAATTGCAGTACAGCATCAAGCGGTTCGGCATGGTAAAGCCGCTGATTGTGAACTCATCCAACAACGTCATCGTTGCCGGACACCAGCGCAAGAAGGCTGCGGAAGCCATCGGGATGACCACGCTCCCCTGCGTGAGAATCCGCACTCCGAATGTGCAGGACGAAATCCACTTCAACCTGCTGCATAACTCCATCGAGACGAGCCAGAACAACGTCACCCTCGAAGAATACGAGGTCGGGGCGTATCACTACTGCCCGTCCTCGAAAATCCGCGTGGAGAACGCGCCGAAGAACCTGCTCATCTGCTCGGAAATCACGCGGCTTCTGTCGCAGTACAACGAGTGGGGCAGCGTCGTGACGGACGGCGACGGCAACGTCATTCTCAATTCCGAGTATGCGTATTGCGCAAAAAAGATGGGCTTTGGCGTACTTGCGTACTCCATCCCGAACGAAGATGTCCCGGAGTTCATGGAGTGCATCGGCGTTGAGTATGGCAAATACAACTTTGATAACCTTGGCATCAAGACGTACCACCAGTTCAAAGCCCAGCTCCGCCGCCGGAGTACGGACGGACGGAGGCAGAACACCTCCGCGCTGTACGAAGACATTCTGATTCCACGCCTGAAAAAGACTGACAGCATCATCGACGTTGGCGCGGGGCGCATGGCGTACATGAAAATGCTCAAATCGAAGGGCTACGACATCCACGCTTACGAGCCGTCGCTCATGGCGAAGGGGTCGAACAGCCTTGACATGAAGGGCATCATCGCCAATATCCTCGATGCGGAGAAGGCGGTCAAGGCAAACGGCTTATTTGACTACTGCATCTTGGAGTTCGTCATCAACTCCATCGTTGACGATGAGTTCGAGAAAGCCGTGCTGACGCTCTGCAACGCTTCCGTCAAGGCGACCGGCACGTTGATTACCTGCACCCGCAACCTTGAAGGCGTGACCCGCTCGTTCGACCAAAAGAGCAACAGCATCGGCAAGGGCATTGCCCTCTATTGCCTCGATGATAAGAACTATGCCTTGAGCATTTCCAATGGCGTCGCGTTCAAGCAGAAGTTCCACACCAAAGAGAGCTATACCGCCCTGCTGGAACAGTTCTTCGAGAATGTAGAGGTGCTGCGCTGCACCGCCAACACCATCTATTGTGCCTGTACCGTACCGAAACAGCTTTCCAGAGAGCACTACGAGGAGTATCTGGAAAAAGAGCTGAACATCGAGTACCCCGGCGGCTTCCACCACAACAAGCACCGGGGGCTGATGGACGCCTTAATCGAAAAGGTCGAGGAGAGGTATGGCTAATGAAAGAAAACGAAAGGACTTGTTTGAGCAGTGGGTAGAAGCTGGTGAGGTAGAAACCAATCTTGCCATCATCCAATCCTTGTCAATGCAGGGAAAGTCGATGGAGGAGATTGCGAGCGCCTTTGATATTACGCGACGAACCCTGCAAAATCTCCAAAAAGAGCATCCGGCATTGGAGAAAGCAATCAAAAACGGGCGTCTCTCCGTTGTGGCGATGTGTCAGAACAAGCTGATGGAGCGCGTGTCGAACGGTGACACGACCGCTATCATTTATGCGCTGAAGGTGTACGGCGGTGATTTCTTCAACGACCGCAAAGCTGTTGAAGCTAAAATCACCGGCACACCTCTTTCAGTGCAACCGCAAGTCCAGATTTATTTGCCGGAAAGAGATTCGGAGGCGGGTAATAATGGCGAGACAAAAAAGTGAGGCGGCCAGCAAGCCCACCATAATCAGACCACAGAAAGGAAAGCAGGAGCTGTTTCTGCGGTCGCCTGCGGACATCTGCATCTACGGTGGCGCGGCAGGCGGCGGTAAGTCCTACGGCTTGCTTTTGGAAGCCACACGCCATCTCAGCAATCCGTTTTTCGAGGCGGTCATTTTTCGCCAGTCACGACCGCAGATTATGAGCGCCGGCGGTCTGTTCGCCACAAGTCAGGAGATTTATCCCCGCATCGGCGGACGAAGCGTTTTGACACCGGACATCCAATGGCGTTTTCCGTCAGGAGCGAAAATCACCTTTGCCCATATGTTCTACGAGAAAGAAAAGTACAACTGGCAAGGCTCACAGATTCCGCTGCTGATGTTTGACGAGCTGGTGCATTTTACGGAGAGCCAGTTTTTCTATATGTTCTCCCGAAACCGTTCTACCTGCGGCGTAAAGCCGTATATCCGAGCCACCTGCAACCCCGACGGGGAAAGTTGGGTGGCTCGGTTCATCGACTGGTGGATTGACCCGGAAACGGGCTACGCTGACGAGAGCAAATGCGGCAAGCTGCGCTACTTCGTCAGAAACAACAACATAACGCACTGGGCGGACACCCGCGAGGAGCTTTGGGAGACCTTTAACCTGCGAACCGAGGACGAGCGCAACACCGTGAAGTCGGTATCGTTCATCAGCGCACGAGTTACGGACAACAAAGTCCTGCTGCGGCACGACCCCGGATATATCGGCTCGCTGAAAGCCATGTCCGAGTTCGACCAAGAGCAGCGACTGAATGGTAACTGGAAGATACGCCGTTCTGCAGGACACTACTTCAAGCGCTCCAAAGTCGGGCAGATGTTCCGCTCCATTCCCACCGACGTTGTCAAGTGGGTCAGAGCTTGGGACTTGGCGGCTACCGCCCCCGGAGAAGTCGATGAGACGAGCGGGATGCCGCAGGCGCTCCGCAGGAACAGCAATAAGGACGACAGTGCGTACACCGCCGGTGTGCTGCTCGGCAAACGGCGAAACGGGCGTGTCTTTGTCGCAGATGTGATAAACGTCCGTGAGAATGGCGCAGACGTGCGTCAACTGATTCTAAACACTGCCGCAAGCGACAACGCATTTTACGGCAATGTGACGGTTCGACTACCGCAAGACCCGGGGCAAGCTGGTAAGGACCAAGCGCAGAGCTTTGTGCGTATGCTTGGCGGCTATACCGTCACCACGTCTCTCGAAAGCGGAGCCAAGGTGACACGCGCCGAGCCTTTTTCATCACAGTGGCTTGCCGGAAACGTGGATGTCAAAGTGGCTGACTGGAACGACGACTATTTCAGGCAGCTTGAAAACTTCCCCGTTGGCAAGCTGAAAGATATGGTGGACGCTTCGGCGAACGCCTATTTGGAGCTGGAAAATGGAAAGCCGGACTTCGGCTTTAGCTTTGGCTGAGGTGCAGAATGAAGATATTTAACCTTGAAATTGGAAAGAGAAAAGTGCGAGACGAGTACGCGGGAGACCCCCACGGCAGCTTCGTCTCGCGTTGGGCGAGACCGCCCTCTATGAACACAGCCGAATGGCTGAATATGTTCTCGAAAAGCCCGCGTCTGGCTGTGGTTGACCGCATTGCGAATGACCTTGCCAACGTCGGCGGCAAACTCCTGTATGTCCACGAGGACGGCACGGAGACGGAAGTCACCGACCACCGCTTCCTCGACTTCATGGAGCAGCCCAATCCGCTGTATGAGATGACAAGCTCCGCCATTTGGCGGCTGCATGAAATCTACCTGCTGCTGGTGGGCGAGAGCTTCTTCCTCATCGAGCGGGATGACCACGGTCGCCCCATCGAGCTGTGGAACGTGCCGCCGCACTGGGTAAAAATGACCCCGTATCTCGGCAGCCCGACCTACACTATCACCTCCCCCGGCGGTCTGACGATGACCGTACCCGTTGACGATATGTTCGTTATGAAGCAGCTAAACCCGCTCGACCCGTTCATGCGTGGCTTGGGCGTGGCTGAAAGCATTGCAGACGAGGTGGAAATCGACGAGTATGCTGCCAAGTTCCAGAAGCGATTCTTTTACAACGACGCTACGCCGCCGGTGGTATTCCTGATGCCTGACGCAACAACTGAACAGCGAGACGCTTTTATGGCTCGTTGGAATCAGAAGCACAAGGGCGTAGAGAACAGCCACCGCGCTGCTGCTCTATCCGGCAATGTCGATATTAAGGAAATCGGCAGCAACGACGGCAAGAATCTCGGCTTCATCGAAAGCCGCGTGGCGATGCGTGATGCAGTGCTGGAACACTTCGGTGTGCCGCGCGAAATCATGGGCATCACCGAAAACAGCAACCGGTCTACTGCGGATTCCGCGCAGTACATCTACGCTAAGAACGTGCTGGCTCCGCGCATCAAAATGCGAGAGGAAGCAATCAACAAGCAGCTTCTGCC